GACGCTGTAGACCAGCTCATAGATCCGCTTGCCGTCTCGCTGCACGAAAACGCCGGTGCTGTCGACATTGACCGCGGACACATTGGCGGAGCCTCGGCGCGAACATGGCCGCGCGGCGAATTTCGTGGGCGTCAGCGGCTCATCGAAAGAGGAAGACCGAATTGAGGTTTCTTGGCTGGCGCTGCCGGCAAGAAGCCGCTGCTGCGGGAGCAACCAATAAAGACCTTCCACCGGTCCGGTGGAGATCGAGCGGATGATCGGGCCGGCATCGCCCTCGAAGTTCGGGTCGAAGCTTTCATAGGCATCCGACACGGACCCAAACAGCTGGTCTCGCATGCCCCACCAAAGCCGCCCGTCAAAGAGCGTCACCGCGCCGGGGAAGCCCCGATGACTAGACCAGGTCCCTTCTTGCCACTCGCTCGTGGCGGCGGCTTTGCCTAACGTGGTGAGCACCTCGGCGGAGACATTGCGTGCATCGCTAAAGTCGGTGACGCGCACCGTGCCCGTCTGCTGAGAGGCCGCGTAAACCAGGCTCGCGGTGGCAGTTCCGGAGGTGTAATTACCGGCCTTGATGCCGATCCGATAATATACGATCTGGTTGTCTAGTGAATCCGACAAAGTCACCGTCGCCGGCGCGGCGAAGTTTGACACGTCCGTCCACGATCCGGGGGCTCCGACCGATCGTTGCACCGTCACCGTCGCCGTGAACACGCCGTCGATAGTGACGACGATGTCGCGGGTGCCGGAAATCCCGGTAATCCGAACGGTCGAGCTGAACTGGTTGTCGCCGGTCAGCGTCGCGGCGGCGGTCTGCCCCACATGGGTGAACTGCCAAAGCGCCCCGACGTGACCCAACGCGAAAACATCCTGCGTGGCAGCCAACGTAATATTACCCGACACGGCACTCGGCGTGATCGAAATACCGGCATCGAGATTGGGGCCGCGGAAGGGCCCGTCATTGGCGTCATAATCGACGATAGACCAAGACGTAAAGCTATGCCGCTCGATGCGCCGCTGTTTCTTGCTACCGGCGACGGCGCAGAAGATAACATCGCCGGATTGATCGAAGCGCAACAGCCGGATGTCGGCCGCGTCCCAGGGCGAGGCCAATTCCAAGGTGCCGGCGGCGTCGATCTCGATCGAGTCCACCAGCCGGTGGACGTCATCGTTGGAATAGACCACTACATAAAATGCGCCGGCTGGCGTGAAGGAGAGCGAATGGTTCCCGGTGCGCAGCACCGTCTCCGCCATATAAGTTGCATTGGTCGCCGTGGTGCCGATGCGAATTTTTACCGGGCCACGCGTTACCACGACCTTCAGCGCGTGCACGACGCCGACGTCGCCGCCGGCAACGGCGACCAGTTGATAGCGCCGCGCATAGGCGACATCGGTGCCGAGCAGTCGCAGCGCGCCGCCCGACCAATCGGACGTGGCGCCACCCTCGTCGTCGTCGGTCCAGCTGGCGAGATCGGTGGCGAAGGTGCCGTTGGTTATTGCCGTGGCGACGCTTGGACGCGCCACCAGCGCATCGCCCACCCAGACTCGCATGACGCCGCTGGTCAGCTCGACCAATGCCTTGGAGGCCGCCGAGAATACGAAGGGGACGAGCCGCGCTGGCGTGTCGGTCTTGGTCGAGCCGAGATAGATGGAGCCTGGCCGCGTCGACATTTCGCCGATCACTCGCGGCAGTATGTTGCTCATCTGCTCGCAGGAGACCCGGACCCGCTCGAGATCGACGCGCGCCAGCGCCGCCTTGGAAACCACCCCGCCGTTGAATCCGTAAATAGGAACATTCTGCCGCGGCATGCGTCAGCCGCCAAAGGGCCACTGCGGATCGCGGCGGCCGCCGCTATAGCCGCGCCGCGCCAGATTGAACCGGCCTTCGTTGTAGACCTTCGGCCGTTCGTTGAGCCCGTCTTTGACCTTGGCCTCGCCGAGCATGTGTTTCCAGGAATTCTGCCTGGCTTGTACTTCGGCCTCGCCCAAACCTTCGGCCAATGCGCTTTCGTAACGCAGGCCCGCATCGAAGGCGGCGGCGAATAGCTCGGTCCAGCCGACGGAAGGGTTCGTCGCGCCCGAAATCAGGTAGCGCAGGTGGATCGGGTTATAGTTGGCGTGCAGGTCCGAGAGCTCGTCGCGGAAGTCGATGTCGTATTCGCAAGACGTGAGTCCGGAGCCCATGAGCCGGAACACGCGCACCGTGCGTTGCCAGTCCGCCGGCTTGTCGAAGGCGTAGGCATAGCCCGGCGACGCCGTCGCAATATTCTTGGAAATGGAGACGGTCTTGATCGCGAACTTCCACAGCCCGCTTTCGAGCTGAGAGCGCACGATGCGGTCGACGGCGCCAGGCGGCAGCAGCAGCGGACGCGGCAGGCGTTCTTTGCCGAGCTCGGCATCGAGCATCTTGGCGAGCTGCGCCGACGCTGCCTTGATGTCGATTGCCGCATCCGCCGCGCGCAGCGCCTCGATCGAGAGCATGACGTCGACGGCATGGGCGAAAGCTTCCGGCCAGGTCGAGGGGACGAGAAAATCCGAGGAGACGTAACGCAGGCGCACATTGGCGGCGAACTGCGTCGAGAGCTTTCCGCCCTCTTCCTTGCGGTCGATTTGGTAGAGCCGCGCGTTGGCCAGCACGCAGACGTCGTAGGTTCGGAGATGATCGGCCGGAAGAGTATAGGCGCTGGCGTATCCGACGGCGGGGCCCGTGGTGCCGGCTGGCGTCGCGCTCTTGATCGAGAAGGCCCAAAAACCCTGTTCGAGCAGCCCGCGGGCGGAGCGCTCGACTGCGTGCTCCGGCAGGCGGCGCGGCCGCGGCAGGCCGTCCTTGGCGAGCGCACCGTCGACAATCTTGTCAAGCCCGGCTTCGTTGCCGGCGGTTTTGCCCGGGTTGGCCTTGACCTCGAGCATGCCGTCGATGGCTTGCGCGAAGCCCTCGGTCCACGTCGCGGGCGCGAGAAAGTCGGTGGAGACGTAGCGCAGCCGCACCGCCGCGGCCTTGGCCGAGAGCTTGGTGCCTTCGACGATCCAGTCGATCGGGCGAAGTTTGCCGCTCGATTCAACCGTGACGTCGTAGATGCGCAAAAAGTCGGCGGGTAGCGTGAAGGCCTGCGAATAGCCGAGCGGCGGCGACGTCGTGGTCGCCGGCGCCACCGTCTTCAATGAATGCCGCCAGTAGCCCTGTTCGAGCAGCTCGCGAGCCGAGGTTTCCACCGCGTGTTCGGGGAGCCGCGCCGGCCGCGGCAGGCCGTCCTTGGCGAGCGCCTGGTCGAGCGCGGTATCGAGTTGTGCCTTTGCCGCTTCGATCTTATCGGAGCCGGCCTCGCCCGTGGCCCGCGCCGCGGCAAGCGCGAGCGCCGACTCCACGGCGTCGATGAAGGCTTCCGTCCAGGTCGAAGGCGTGACGTAAGCGGAGGAAACATATTGCAGGCGGATCGCGGCGGCCTTGGCGCTGATCAGCGTGCCTTCGATGTGCCAATCGATCGCGCGCAGCTTGCCCGACGATTCCACCAGAATGTCGTAGACGCGCATGAAATCGGCAGGCAGCAGGAAAGCGCTGGAATAGCCGGCAGCCGGAGTGTAGCCGCCGGTCGGCGCCACGGTTAGAATCGAGAAGCGCCAATAGCCTTGTTCCAGCAACCCGCGGGCGCAGCGCTCGACCGCGTGGTCCGGCAAGGTCAATGGCGGCGTATGCGATTCCAGCGCCCGCGCGATTCCAAGCCGCTCGGCGTAGACTTTCGAAATGTCGGCCTTGGTGGCGCGGGATTGACCGATCCGCTCGCAACAGGCCATCGCCAGATAAGCCGCGACCACCTTGGCAAAGACTTCCGGCCAGTTGGCTGGGTCGATCTCCGTTGCGCTGGCCTTGAGATACTTCAGCACGACGCCAGTCGTGTATTTCACATAGACGCTGCCGCCCTGCTCGTTGAAGTCGATCGGAACGAAGCGCGTGGTGCTGTTGATGATGCCGACGGAGTGGGTGCGCAGCCAGCCCGCCGGCTTGGCAAAGGCCTGGGTATAGCCCGGGACGGTCGAGGATCCCGCCGGCGCGACCGCCGCGGTAAAAAATGCGAAACGCCACCAACCTTGCGCCAGGCAATAGAGGATGGCGTTGTCATATTCGCCGTCGAACACATAGCGGCATTCGACATCATCTGTAATGGTCGCGATGTCATGCTCGCCGATGAGGCGCAACGCCTCCTGGTAGACCGCGAGCTTCGTGGTCATGGTCTACCTCGCAGCGCTGGAGAGAGGACGCGTGACGGCGCTTAAGCCGCTTTGCGAGCCGCGAGCAGATTGGCGCGGGCCTGTTCGGCCTCGGCCCGGGTGGCGTGGCCCTTAGAGACCACTTCTTTTGTGGCGACGTCGACCACGCGGTGCCTGTCGGCATTCGCGAAGCTGATTTCAAGACCATCGACGATCTTCTGATCACCAGTCGACGTGGCAGACTTGCCGGGCGCCGTGTCGATAGCGGTCACCTTGCCGATCGATCGTAGCGTCAAATTGCCTTTGTCGGCATTGAGCACGCGGAAGCGCGCCTCGAATGAATTGTCGTCCGCCAGCACTTCGACGATGTCCCGGCGCTTGAGCAGCGCGGCGACGTGCTGCCAGTATTTCGGATCGGAGACCTGCTCGAACGTCACGCCCGCTGGCGCGATGTGCTGCAGGTTGTTCCAGAAGTGCCCGGCGTGGAAAAGCTGGGTCGGGAGCTTTGCAGGCAAAGTTGTCTTGTTGTCTGGCATGGAGTCCTCATGAAGCGGGCGCGGGCTTCAGCCCGCGCCCGGATGTGCACAGAGCCGCGGATGCGGCTCCGCGATTACGAAGCCGCCGCGATCGAGGACAGCGCGTTGGCGAGGTCGTCGTTGCGCACGTCGACTTCGAACCAGCCGCCGCCTTCGACGAAGGCGGTAACCGCGCTGATCGCGAACTCGAGCGTCTGACCGGCGGTGCCGGCGCCGCCGGCGGTGACCGCCGCCGAGGCGGCGAGCGAGGCGCCCGCAGGCGTCAGGGTGGCGGAGACGAGCGAGATCACGCCGCCCGTTGCCGCGACGCCGTTGACCTGCAAGGTTGCGGTAGCCGCTTTCGCCGCCGTGGTGACCGGACTTGCGCCGACGCGGAAACGCGGCGTGCCGAGCACGGTGAAAGAGTGCGGGATCGCAAGCTTGAGCACCGCGCTATTGGCGAGCGCCGCCAACGCCGGGACCTCGATCTTCGCCGTGTACTTCACCGCGTTGGCGGCAAGCGTGGTGGAGATCGTACCGGCGATGCTGTCGGTCAGAGCGAGTTCGCCGCGTTTGAGCGTTGCGGCGCCGCCGGCCGAGATCGAATCGCAGCGCAGCTCGAACAGGCTGGGCGGCGTGTCGTCCGTCTTCTCGTAGGTGACCAGATCTCCGGCAACCATGCCGCGGTCACTCGCGTCGCTGATATAGCCTGCTCCGAGCACGGTTGCGATCGCATCCGTGTAACGGTACAGCCAGCTGCGGTGTTTGCCGCCGATGAGCTGTCCGATGAGCGACAGGCCATTGCCTGAATAGGCCATGGGTCTCTCTCCTTAAAGTTTGCAAAGTTGGGGGATGAGGCGGCGCGATAACGCCGCCTCGTGAAACGCCGCGGCGGAGCCGCTGCGCCTAGTCGCTGTTGGTGGTGCCGACGGCGAGGCCGTCAGTGAGGTCTGCGGCGCCGGTGGTGATAGCGGCGACGGTGGAGAAGTTCACCGCGCCGGTATCGGTGCGCAACGCGAGCACGAGGTCGTTGACCTCCATGCCGCGGTTGCCGGCGTCGGTGATGTAGCCTGCCGTATTCACCGTCGCGATTGCGTCGGTATTTTTGAGCAGCCAGAGTTGAAAAATCCCAGGCTGGCCAAGCAGGCGGCGCAGTTGGTCGGGCGCGTAAGCCATTAGCTTTGTACTCCTGTTGAGGTTCGGGCCCGAAGGCGCGAACGTATGAGTCCGAGGCCTGGCTTAGGAGCCGATCAGCGCGGAATCGTCGTGGGGGATGAGGACGACGCCGGCGTTCTGCAGCAGCTTGGCATTCATGTAGATGCTCGACCGCACCCATGAATAATCCTGCTCGCTGTGGTAGTCCGCCGTCGGCGCGATGAGGTCCTTGGCGTAGGCGTGGCCGATCGCCGACTTGTGGAAGGCGATGCACTTGGCCGTCGCAGTGCCGACGCCGGGCAAGCCGGTGTGCAGGATGAAGGTTGCCCCCATCCAGCGCTTGGTTGCCGGACCGGCCTCATTAGGCTTGTCGTTGACGTAGTCAGCCGAGGCGAACTCCGGAACCTCGGACAGGTAGCCCCAGGCGGCCGGCGTCAGCAGGACCGTGGTCTGCCCATCATTCGGGACGTTGCCGTTCCAGAGCGTGACCAGGGCCTTGGTGGCGAGGCGCTTGGTCATGATGCTGGCGGTAGCGCCGGTATCGAGCGTGCCCAACGCGAGCTGATCGAGGATCTGATCGTCCATCTTGCGGTTCATCACCGCCAGGGACTCCGAGATCATGATCGCGCGCTGGTCGGCCTGCGCCCGGGCAATATCGAAGCCGGTCTTCTGTTGCAGGTCGTGCCACTCTTCGAGCACCAGGTCGGTCTGCGTCTGCACGCCGGTACCGGCCGGGATGAGTCCGTTGCTGCCGCGGGTAACGGCTTCACGGGATGACTGGGAAAGAAGGAACGTCGCCTTCTCGCCGCGGATTTGCGCTTTCGTGGTGACATAGGGGCGCAGAAGCGAGCGGTTACGCTCGAACTGGGCCACGTATTCGGACACGAACAGCGTCTGAAAGGCCGTATCGACCATTTCTCTATTCCTCGAGTGCGGGGGTTTCGGTTCGCGCCTCGGGTCGGGTTGGCCGATTGCTCGTGAGCGGGTTGGCGGCGCGCAGCTGCGCACCGGGCCGCTTTGGGAGCGCTCGGGGCCTCACGTTCGGCAGTGGGTGGGTGGTGCTTGGTGCGGGGCCGCGTTAGCGGGTTGGCCGCGGAGATCTCCGGCTAGGCCGGAATTTCATGATAGGATCACCGCCATGGACGACAGCGGGAGCATCGCTCTTAAAGTAACGTGGACGCCGCGATGCGACGGCGTAAACGGTTACGTGTGCGAGCGCTGGGAAGGCGATCGTAAAACTATTGAGTACGGACCTATGCCGCCTGAGATGATTGCTAGGTTCATCGACGAACGGCGGCGGTGCTGCAGTGGGGCGGCGAATGCGGTCTTGCTTCGGCTGCTCGAGCAGAAGTCAGGCCTTACGGCGCTGCCTTAACTAGCTTGCGCGCCGCCTCGAATGAGACGATGCCGCCGTAGAGCGGCGAGGCCAGTCGCCGCGCGATGCCGCTTAGGAATAGTCGGCGCTGGTTACGCGGCGCGGTCGGATGCTCGGCGCAGAGCGCGCGGTATTCAGCCTGGTGCGCCGGGATTTCTTCCGCCAACCGGAACTGTGGCTCGTCAATGTAGCGGCGCCACCATTCTGTGACGTCGCCGTCGCCGCCGCGCTGCCGTTCACCGTGCACCGCTTCATGCGCCATCAGCGACGGTGCGATCGCAACGCCCATCGGATTGTAGATCGTGTCGCCGAAGGCGAAGATCACCGGTTTGCCGGCAATGTGGAAGGCAGCATCGATCGCGTCGAACAGCGGCGGCCGCGCGCACACGACTCGCATCTGCATCAGGCCGCCGACCTGTTCTTGCCCTTGGCGATCGCTGCCGCGAGCTGCATCACTTTCTTCTGGTTTTCCGGCTTGGCGTATTCGTCCGGCTGGTCGACGCTCATCTTGATCAGGGCGTCGTATTGCGTCTGCAGACCGCCACCGCCACCTGCGCCGAACTCAGCCTGCGCCAGCGCGCCGTCATCGCCTTGAGCCAGCGCGGCTTGCACCACAAGTTTGACGAAGGCCGGGTTGTCACCGAGCGTCGTGCCGTCGGCGAGAGGCAGATTGGCAAGCGTGTTGCGGCCTTCCTCGCCGCCGGCGACGCCGTCGAGCCAGCTCTTCGCCAGTGCAACATTGCGGCCATAGTCGGCGCCGAATTCGCTTTTCAGCGCCGCCCGGTTGTTGATCAGGGTGTCTCGCGCAGCTTCACGACGGGCCGCGGCGAGTTCCGCCTGATGGGCATAGAAATCGTCCACCAGGCCCTTGGCTTCCGCCGGCGGAATGTTGTGCTTGTGAAACACTCCCTTGAAATGGTCGAGGACCGCCTTGTCGGCTTCGCTCGGCTCCGCGCCGCCGGGCATTCCAATCTCGTATTTGTCGGGCGTATCGGGGATGCCGGCTTCCTTGCGCCATTCCGCGAGTTCTTCCGGCGTAGCGTCCTCGCCGGGAGCAGTGCGCTTGAACTGGCCGGAGCGTATTTTCGCATCCGCCTCGAAACCCCATTTGGTCACGTTCTCCGGCGAGACGAAACGCTTGAGCTTGGCCAGCGTTTTCTCGAAGAGCTTCTCATCCTTGCCGGCGATCGCGCGCGCATTGCGTTCGCGCCAATCGGCCGGGTAATCCGCCGCCGGCGTCGCGCCCTCGCCGGGCTCGCCGGCGCCGAGCAAAGAGCCGTCATCGCCGCCGGGCGCTGCCGGCTTGCCCACATTGTCGTTGCCGTTCGTGGCCGCGGCCGGCGCTTCTTTCGTAGCCCCAGTCGCGGCAACGGCCCCAGTTGGGGCCGCGCCGGGCTTTACTTCAGTGCCAGCAGCGGCCGCCGCCGCGCCTGTTTCATTCGCCATCTGGTTTCCTCAGTTTGTCAGTCGGTAGTTTCACAATCACGTCGAGCGCCAGCGCCACCGCACGGCGCCCGGCCGCGAAACACGAGGCGCGTTCGCCGCCGTTCTGATCGAGCACGAACGTCGATTCATCTTGCATGCAGAGCCGCCGGGTGATGAAGGCGAAGGCCCGCCTTTGCTGGTCCTCGGTCGCTGCACCCGCGGCGAAGGCCTTGATCGCAAAGCCTTCCGCTTCCGTGACTTCAGGAACCTTGATCCAAGCGAGCGGATCGTGGTCAGGACGGGATGGCATTCGACGTTCCTGTCACAGCCTCGCCGAGCTTTGCGGCACCGTCCGCGATGGTGCCGGCCGCTTTGCCGGCATCACTCATCTGCTTGATGGTTTGCTGCAGCGTGGCGATCTGGCCCTGCATGTTGTGCAGCGCCTGGGCATCCTGCTCGTCTCGAAGCCAGTCTTGCGGCGCGCCGGCCCCGATAATGGCGTCGCGAAACGCCTTGTTTTTATCCCACTCGTTGGCGACCGTCGGATCGCCCGAGGCCTTTTCCAGCGCCGACGCGGTGGAGAATATCTGCACCTTGACCTTCTCTTTGGTCTCCTGCAGCGGATTGATGAAATTCCATTCGAAGTCGCGGCCGCTTAAGGCGTCTGGCATATCCTCGACGCGACCGAAGGCACCGACACGCAGCAGGATCGAAAAGGTCTGGTCGAGCAGCGGCGTCGAATAATTCGCTTCCCAGGGCTCCACCACCGGCATGGCGCCGCGGATATATTCCTCGATGATCTTTTGCGTCTCGAAAGCCGTCTTGTCGCGGCCGTCGAGCTGCAGCGTCAGCTTGGAAACAAAGGTGCCGTTGGCGAGCCGCAGTCGCGCCGCGTCGATCGCCTGCAGGGCGAGCACCGCATTCTTACCGAGCTTGTCGAAGACTTCGAGTGCAGGGCCGCCCCGCTCGTCATAATTCTTGTCGTACCAAGTGATGCCGCCGGCCATGAGGTTGATGTCGCCGCGGATAGCCTCCTCTGCCGCCTTCGAGGGCGGGTCGATCGACTTTTCCAGCGCCTCGTTACCGGTGCGCGCCATCGTCTGCAGTTGCCGCGCTCCCGGCAGGGTGTCAGCGGTCGCCGGCGAGAAGGCATAAGGCGAGCTGGTGGGTTGCCAGCGGGCCACAATGTAACGGAAGTCGTAGGAGCCGGCCTCGCTCAGAATTTCATTGTGCTCGACGTCGAGATAGACCGAGACGAATGGCAGCTTGCGAAACTTCTTGGCCGCCTTGCCGTCGATATATTCGTAGTCGGCATTCGGAATCATCAGGTGCCGGATATTGAATTCCTTCTCCGGCTCCTTCTCGCAGGCTTCCTTGATGTCGCGGTGCAGGCTCTTCTCGCCGAAGCGCTGGCGCAGCTGGCGCGCCGTCATCTTGATCTTGCGGTGCAACGTGTCGACTTCGCCGTCGCTGTCTTCGGCCCAAGCGCAGTCGCGCAGGTGGTGCGAATTGTAAATCAGGCCGCTGTTGGTCTTGTTCACCTCGTTGGACAGCACGGCATTGCCGAAGGTGACATAGTCGTGGTCGGCTTGTTTGGTCGAGCGCACGAAGTTCGAGCGCGATTTATACATCCACTTCGATTGGACGATGCCGGCCTGCTCAAACCAGCCGGCGACACCCTGCTGCTTCATCACATTTTCATCGGGATCGCCCGGCTTGAACCAGACTTGGCCGCGCGGGCGCAGCATCGCCGCCACCGTATTGGCGAGATCGCGCCGCTGCACCACCGGGGCGTCGTCAAATAGATGTGTGCCGTATTCCGAGCCCCAGGGAATCTCGCCAGTGAAATCCGCCCGCTGCGGATAGAATTGCAGCGCGGTCTCTTGCCAGAAGGGAAGCCACGGAGCCTGTAGGTCGAACAGCTTGTCGCTGCGCTTGACCAGTTCCTTGGCGGTCTCCGTGGTCATCGCTTACAAGGCTCCGCGGTCGCCGGCGGCATTGAGCCGCCAGATTTTCAGCGCCATATCCACGCGATGCGGAACGATCGCCGTGGCGACGCCCCAGGCGATCTCGTCGGCTCGCCAGGCGCCCGACTCGTCGCGGTAAACCACCAGGAGCAGGCCGGGCTGCCTCAGGCGGCCATCGAAATGGCGATCAATCTCCCGCCCGGTCTCGACGCGATCGATGACGACCAGGCCGAAGTTCAAGTGTTGCCCCCAAGCCGGTCTTTGCCGAAGGCGTCGGACAGAATGGTTGCAGCGCGACCCGAACGTTGCGTCGCGATCTCGTATTGCCGCTTGCGCGCGGCCAGCACGGAAGGATCCTGCTCGTCCGGCATAACCGTTCTTGCAGGAGCAGGCGCGGGATTTGCGTCGCCGAAGAGCGCACCCATGATTACCTCCGAGTTGATCGTGCTTGCCGGCTGCCGGCGGACGAGAAGCCCTGCGCGCGATGTTTGACTTCGGCATGGGCGACGTTGGCGAAGGCCTGGCGGCCGCCGTTGCCCCGGCGTTCCTCTTCGATGAGGCCGCCATGGGCCCAACACATCACCACGGCGTCGCCGCGATCGGGCGAGCGGCCGAGGCGCTTGCGGATCTCCGTCTTGTCCTCAATCTTGATTAGACCGGAAGGCGTCCGCCGCCACAGCGGCGTTGCCAGATCCGCGGCGAGCGTCTTGTCCGGCGGTAGCGCAATGCGGTCCGCGCCGTTGGGATCCAGCGCCTCGCGAAACCGCCACCAGCTCTCGGCGCGTTTATTCAGGAATGGCAGGTTGCCGGAACGAGTGACGCCATTAGACGCTTCAACCCAATTAACGGCCGATGACTTGATCTTTTGGCCTTTGAGGTGGCCATGGGCATCGGCTCCCCAGCCGCCGCCCACATCGACCGCGATTTCGCAACCGTCGCGCATGGTGGTGAACACCAAACCCGCCACCGCGGCGCCGTCCTTGGTGTCGATGCCTCTGTAAGCCTTGATCGGCGCAAACCATGAGCCGTAACGCGGC